GTGACAGGTTCAGCCGCTACCCCTGTGTCCTCGCTTACAGGGTTGCCCGTTAAAACGGACCCTACTTCTTCACTCATCCTCAATAACTCCTATTCCAATTTTCATTACTTGCTCGTCATCCAATCCAAGGAACGAAATAATGCGACGTACCATGTCGCGCGAACCCTCAAGATGCTGAACCTCATCTGCACTGCGCACGCCTGTTATCTGAAACAGGCCGCTTGCCTTCATCATGTCGCGCAACACTATCTGTCCCTCTGCGGTGTGCCGGAACACGTTGCGATACGCGCCTACTAACTCTTTTTGCGTTGTCACCGCTGCGCCGCCTGGCTGATCTGGCTAATCTTCAATGCCGCATCTGCGGCCTGCGGTGCGGCTGCCAACGCTGACTGCATTTCCTGTTGCTGCGCACGGCCTTGACGCAAAGCCTCTATTTCTTGCGCTGGTTTCAAAATCCGCTGCGGCACGCCATTAACATCGGCAAGAACGCGCGTGATCTCATCGAAATCGAAATTGTCCATAACAGAAGGGTCAACGGCTGCTATCGGTTGCACCATTTCCAAGGTTCGCAGAATGCCTACACCCTCTTCCGATTTCATTGCACGAGATAAGGGGCTGACGTACTCGACTTCGTATTCTTGCCCATCAAGTATCTCTGGCGGTTCAGGTAGCAATCCTTGACGATCAAGAATGCCTATCTCTCGCTCAATCAACGGACCTAATGTCTCGGATTGTTGACGACCGACAGTCGGCGCAAGCAAGGCACCTTTTTCCTGGGCACGCTGCAAGACCTCTGTTGCGGTCATTTGCGGGCTGTCCACAAGTATTTGGAACAGCGTGACGAGAAACGCATCGTTGATAGTGCGTCTTCGACGCTCCATCATATCCTCACCGATATCAGGGCGACCGCCTGTGACAAGCGGCTGGATAGGAGATTGTGAGCGACCATCCATTCTTGCAAATGTCGCACCGCCTGCTTTCGTATTAACAGGCAGGATTACGCCGTCATCGGCAATCAAAAGCGGTGGATCGACAACTTTCTCACCCGCGCGGATAACAACGCGAGACATTGCCGACAACATTTTAATGTCTGGTAACACCAGCATTGCGGGGGAACGCCCGTAAATTTCGCGGGGGCCGGTAACGTATCTGCTTACGATGTACGGTTGATCTTCAAAGCCCCCTTCTTCAATCAGCTTTCGTGTTTTTGTTTCGTAGTAACCGCTGCCAAATGCCATATTCTGACGATTACGCATCGACGTATCGCGTTCTGTTCGAGGAGCAACGACGTGTAAAAGTTCAACCCTTTCATCCGGGTTGTCGTTTGCTTTGTCGCGCATGTCTTTGCTGATGTTTTCCTGTCCAAACATCAGTGCAACTTGGCGAGCGGAACAATCCATTTTTCGGAAAACGGTGTCGACAATGCCGTGTTCGTTCTCTGCAATAAATAAATCGCTTAGATGAACTGCCCGGTATCGGAAACCTTGGTCAAACTTTTCGTCTACAAATAAACCACCCGTGCCGAAAGCCCCCAAAGACAAATAACCTTCGTGCATCTGAGAGGCAAAGTTAGTTTGGGGTGCGTAGCGGTAATGGAACAGTATGCGTTCAACGTCATCAAACCACTGAGCCACTTCGGGCACTGCGTTAAGACCTGGGTCGGATGCGCGCAACGTATGCCATTTTGCACCACGCGGTGTTAGCAGACTTTCAACAGCAGCAGCAAAACGTTCGAGAGCGAGCGCACTCGTCGCGTCGTATAACTTTTCTGTCCGCTTATCGCCTGCTGTGCGACCGCCCGTGAACTCGCTGGAGCGGGGGAGTACGCGTTCAGCTATCTCCTCCCAGTGCGACTCCCAAGTGCCGCGCGCAGCCTTCAAACGCTCGTAGCGTTTAAAAATTGCGTCCGTATCTGTAAAGTTCATCAGACCCCTAACATCGTAGTGCGCCGAATAGCCTGCGCATCAGTATTTCTAGGAACGCCTTGCATAATGGTGCGGCCTTGATAGGTGCCACCGCCTGCTGTTGACATCGCAGAGCGTTGCGCTTGGTCTAACCGTGCGCCCATAGAGGTTTTTGCCAGCTTTTTGCCACCAGTCTGCATACCGCTTGTTTGCTGATATATTTCAGGCGTACACATTACTGTCCTGCGCGGCGTGCGCGTTCCGCCTCCATATCCATAATCCGGTGTATTTCTTCTGATCTTTTGTTTAATTGGGCACCACTTGCATACAAAGGCCATTTCCCTGCTGAAATTTCTGCTTCCCAATGTTTGTATGCCTGTCCTTCGGTCATAATTGATTTTTTGTCTCTGTTGTATCCAGGAACAGACACAAATTGCCCAGCATACGGCTTGCCGCTTGGAATTTTTATACCTTTAGCAAAAACAGTTACGGGCCTTCCCTGTGTATCTTCACCGACGCGTCCTTGTGAAATCGTCTCATTATGATAATCAACAATTTGCATTTCCTGCGTCGTCAAACCCAAATCTTTAATAAAATTTTGTACCCCTGAACTCGTAGAGTTTTGTGTTTCTTCACCAGTCTGCATACCGCCCATTTGCTGATATATTTCAGGCGTACACATTATTGACCCAGTAAAGTCTTAAGACCTGTGTTCGCTTCGTCAGTCACGCCTTGACCGCCTGTCAGCAAAGTTGATGACCTTCCTTTTGCAGATATTTGCCTCTTACGCGCCGAACGCTGCGCGTCGACAACTTCAGGGTCGTCTCGCGTTGGGGCCGGGGGCGGCGGCTCTGGATCAGGTGGCGGGGCAGGGGTTGAACTTTTACCAAAAAAGCACATAAAAAATCCTATTCGTAAAAAGAACGTAGCCAGACGTATTGATAGAAAGTCGCGCCGTTGGGTCCAAATTCCGCAACGGTCGCTTCTCGTTTTGCTCCCATCATCTCTATCCAACGATGGGACCAGGTGTAATCGCTGTGCGTGCGGCACTCTGCTCTATTAGCGCCCCGTCGCAGCATCTCAGGTATTGCTTCCTTAACAATATGGCGCGTCGACGCTACGGCAACGCGATGCCATTCATTCGTGGCATACATAAAAATGCTCCACGAAGTCGGGTGCGTTTCCACCGCGCCAAAGACAGCAACAGGGCGGTCGTTATAAAAAGCAGTCTTGCCGTACCCCGCATGTACAGACGCCAAAGCCAAATCTTCGACGCCGCCAAACAGCAGCGGTAAAATCTCATTTGCATCACCGTCGCGCATTCGCCGCGCAACAAATGCCGCATCAGCATAAGTTGTTCGCTTAAGAGAAACTGTCGGCATAATCGGTCATTATTAAGGGCCGACCATCGCTCAACCTTTGCGAACGCGACATCATTGTAAAATTTTCATCATTATGGTCGCGCAAGCCAACAGCAAGATAACGAAACGCATCCGCACTGTGGCTGCTCGCGTCGTGATTAGGACGGTCCCGCCAATCATTTTTGCGTGCATCCCAACCGCGATGGTAGGCACGCAACGTCTTTAAACCTTCGCCGCAATTCTTGCGGTCGAACCAACAACGAGGCAGCAAACCACGAACCGCCTCGATGCCGTCCTGTACCTTCAATTTAGCGACTACAGTGGGGCGCACACCCAAGCCAATTAACATTTCATAACGGCTGCTACCGCTGCCCAACTCCCGAACCATCACATCGTGCGGAAAATAAAACTTATCGTAATTATAGGGCCGGTTGTTTAGTTCACGAACGTAATGGTGAAGCCCTTCGCCACTCGCCTCGTAATAATCGATCAGCCTGATCTCGCCCGTTCTTGGATATTCTTGACAAAACCAAATAGCTGTTGAATCCGCAACGCCGAGATCAAAGCTGACCGAAACTTTCAAATTAGGATCATAGGGGACGTTAGTTACGCGATTGTCTGTCTCCGCCAGATCAAGCGCCTGCCCATAGTAACTTCCAACCAATGCAGCACTCCAACTGCACTCAAATTCTTGTTGATACTGCGATTCATCCATAATTTCGCGCGCAGCATCTAATTCCTCTTGCTTGACGATGCCCGTTTCCGACGCCTTAAAAAGCATAGAAAACCAATCTGGATGCCCGTCCTCCTGTTGCTGGAGGGCGTAGTCGTAAATCTCCTTAAACTGGTTGCTTCCGCGTGGCGTCCCAATCCAGGTACATTTACCAAGCCTATCAGCCAAGGCAGGGCGAATTACCTCTGGGTACAGCCTTGAGTTCATATCAGCGTATTCGTCTAAAATTACGCTATCTAAAAACAAGCCCCGGAGAGCATCCGCAGAGTCGCCGCCAAGTAAATATATGCGACGGTCATCAGGAAGATCACAACGAAGTTCCGCCTCGTTGAAATTGACCCCCGGTATGACTCCCGCGTATTCGCGCAAATATTGCCATGCAATTCTTTTAGCAGCCGTATAGGTAGGCGCTATATAAGCCCCCTGTGCGCGGGGATGCTGGCAAAGCAGTATATCGCGCAGCAGATGGTTCAATGCCATCACCGTTTTCCCAAAACGACGGTGCATTACCGCAACGTTAAACCGCTTCGATTTTTCGTGAAAAACCGCCTGAAGTGTACGAGGAGTATACGGTATTGTTACGTTATTAAGCGTCCTCGGTTGCATCATTCATAAACATCAAAAGCACTTTTCTACTACCGCGATGTCGCTGCACCATATGGCGCTCGTCGCTGCTGTAATACAGCAGGTCACGGTAATGATTATGCTCTTGTCCATCCTCAAATTTAAACACACCGCCGCTGAAGTCCTCCGGCGGAGAAAGAAGGACCGATGCTGTGTAACTACACCAGTCCATGTGGCCGTTATTGCCCTTGTCGCAGTGCCATCCGTGTCCTTCCTGGCGATGCTCGACCCGAACATACGAGGGTGGGCCGTAGTCAGCTTTAGGTAGGCAAGACGACAGGTGCGAGAGGACAGGAAGCAGCCTGTCGTCTTGCCAAGCTAAATACCCCGTGGTCGCGGCCAGAGTTGCGCATTGCGCTGCCGTCAGGACATCGGGGATCAAGCATCTCATCGAAATTTCAAAATTGTACTTTTAGTCGGCCCCACAATGGGACCACATGTCTGGCGCGCGGTGGCGGCGGGGGTACCCCTGCCTACAGCCCCCCCGGCCCTTAATATAAAGAGTGCATCAGGTCTTTAACCTGTAGGTCTTTGGCAGAAATGCTCGGTTTTTCTCTTATTATTCGCGTTTTAATCGCGTTTAGGGTGCGGTTGTTGTCGGCAATGCCTTGTTGCCGTTCAAAAGTCGCGCGCGATTGTTGACTTGATCATCGTTTAAAATGGTGGCTTGGCCGTCAATCGTTTGCCAACCGATAACCATAGGGCCATTATGCGTGACCTCCGCTTTTTGTGTCGGCTGAAATAGTGCCAACCGTTTTTCTGCCATCCACTCGGCATGACGCAACAGTTCTTTATATTTGAGGACATCGTCGCGCGATGCTGCCGAGGCAAGATTTCTTTTTGCAACGTCTAGATAAGACAAAATCCCATTTGCCGCCGCGCGGTCAAATTGATCATTAAAATCGTTGTCGGCTTGCCGAGCGCGCCAAACGCCGGACCTTTCTAAGCCGTGCTTTTCGCACATGTCCAAAAGGGTATGACCTGCGGCCATTCCTTCAACGATTTCAATTTTGATTTCTGCTGTAATTTTGCGGTTTTTGCCACCGCCACGACGTTGCGCCATCGGGTCGACCCTATTTTACAGAATTGTCCTCTTTTTTCAGTTGGTTGGCAAGAATTATTCGAACAATGACCTTCAGTGTCATTTTGTTGTTGCGCTTAGTATAACAGGTTGTTATATAGTGGGCGTACCGGCGAACCGCTCAAACGGCTCGGCGGTACTAACCGCAACAGATAGAAGGACTATCAGAAATGGCTAAAAAGATTGTACCACAAAAAAACGCACGAACATCCGCAGAAATACACCGGCTGATAGCCGATCAAGTTATTGAGGCCATGAAGACCAGCGGCACCAATTGGGTCAAAAGCTGGACAACGCCAGCCGGACAACTGCCGACGTCAATGTCTACCGGCAAGCAATATCAGGGCATCAACCTACTCATATTAGGCGTGCAACGCGGAGTAAATAATTACGGCTCGAACCATTGGGCTACGTACAAGCAATGGGCGTCAATGGACGCGCAGGTCCAGAAAGGCCAAAAGGCCACGACCGTCATATTCTACAAGCCGCTAAAAATCGAAGACGCAGCGACTGGCGACGAAAAGACCGTTCCGCTACTCAGAACGTTCTCAGTATTTAACGCGGATCAAGTCGACGGCTACGAAGCGCCAGCAATCGTCGACGAAATAGACCACGCCAAACTGACACAACCGGACACGCTGGCCGATCAACTGGCAAGCCGCGCCGGTTGCGACGTGCGCTTTAATGATCCTAACAGCGCTTTTTATTCACCGGCTCGCGACTTTGTAAATATGCCACGCGCTACGCAATTCG